GAACTCTGACTTATCATAGTTCCAATACCCATCTTTCTTTACAATTTTGAGTTTGAAATTAGCACCTTGCCAGAAGTCAAAAGGATTGATAGGAGTTTCATCCTCAAACTCAGGTTGCATTGCTTCCATAATCTTGTCAAAGATTTTCTTGCCATACTTGAACAGGAAAACTTTACCCTCATTTTGAGGATTGACAGGATCCTTCACAACATAAATGTTGGAATAGTAAGACAGTTTGCGCTTCTGCTTACGAACAGTTTCTTTATCTTTATCGCTACCACTGTTCCAGAGTTCACGATTGTGTTCCGAAACAGGATCTTTCTGACCAACAGTGGTCAGTGAGTTTTCAATGTACCATCCACCAGGACCTTGGAATGCATGAGAATACATTTTTGCCCAAGGAAGTTCTTCACCTTCAGGAGCAGGCAGGAAACGAATCACTGCAAAACCGTTGCCAGTTTTATCCAGTTCAGGTTTCCAGAGACGGTCATCATCACTACCGCCTGTAGTATTCATCTTCTCCACTTCTTTTACCAGTTTAGAAGTGAGCGAACCAAGTTTGGATTGTTTTTTAAGGTCTGAAAAAGACATTAGATTACCTCAGATTAAATGGATTTGGCTTTTGTGTACTTCGTTATTCTACAGGTCGGAACCTGTTTTGTCAATCTGCTTTTTCATCACTTCCAACATCTGTGTCATATTGTTGAAGATGATATTCATATCAACTCCATATGGAAGTCCCATCATTTGAGCAGACTTAGCAATTCGTTCTTTCATATCTTGTGCTTCAGGATCATCAGATAAACTCATGCGAGTGTAAAGAACCTTCTGCTTGTTCAAGAGTTTTTCAAGAAGATTAACGTGACGAATTTTATCCTCTTTTGTCATTGATGGAAATTTAAAGACACTGCCATAAATTTCCTCTTGCAATTCAGAGATTTCAGCCATCTCTGCGCGAACAATATCAGAGTCAAAAAAAGTCATGCGTCTCCTAAAATAAGTTCTTTCAAGATTTTACGATAACGAAATACATCAATATTTAGAAATGGATTATACTTTCTAATTTTACGACTGACGGTTTGCCACACCGGGTCTTGAAGTTTTTTATCAAAATTTTTACCGAACAGGAATATTCTATCATAAATGACTAGTGTTTCCAGGCTAATTTTACCGCTCAGGAAATTTTTCAAGATTGGTGGATGTCCTTTAGAGCAATCAAAGACATCATCAAATTTATTTTCGGTAAAGAGAGTTTCTGATTCTTGCTTAAAGACATAAGAAAGAGACTGGATTTTTCTTTGCCAGTTTTGATATCTGCTTTCTCCTTCTTTAATCATTTCACCAATCCAAAGAGTTTCTGGATCAGGACACGAGACAAAATTAGCAACAAAAAATTCTACAACTTCTTTGTCTGTCTTTTGTCTTGATACTTTTTCAAACCACATTCGGTCTTTACGTTTGTAGAAAGACTGAAGTGTTGCTCTGCTTTTTCCACAATACTTATGGTAATCATAAGAATCTTTTGTAAAATGATTCTTTAAAGACAAATAACATTTATAAGTATCAAATGGCATCATTTAGAAAATCAATTTTGCACGGGAAGTCTTTTTCAAGAAGTTTAGTTCCATTGCTTCATACTTAATTTTTTCTTTCAATGGTTTTGAAATTAGTTTAGGAACTGATTCAATATCAATATTATTCATCTCGCAAAAGTGAATAATCGCGTCGATATAACTCATATCTTGATTCTTATGAACAAGAGATTCAATCTCTTGAGCAAATCTCGATGGGCAGAAGAACTTATTTTCTAGAACCTTTTCTAATTCATTCTCCATCTGACCTAGTATTGTGATGTACAAATTCTTTTATGTAACGAACTAATAGTTTAATATACTCGTCTTTGTTTCTTTTGTCAAATATTTTGACTTCTCCACCAGGAGTTACCATAATTGTGATTAATTTGACAGGAGCAATTTTGGTAAGTTCGTAATACGCAGCAGCGTAAAACATTTCCTGAACGAAATAATTTTCAAGCCACTCTTCAGGTTTAATTTTTTCAGATGTCTTAAAGTCTATAACTGCAAGTTCGCCTTCGTATTCTGCAATGCAATCTACTCTACCAGCAATTCCCAAATACTCAGAATAAAGAGTTCTTTCAATTGCATGAATATTATTTATCTTATCAAGATATGGTTTTGCATGATGAAACATGAACTTGGTAAGAGGTTGATAGTTCTCCCAGCTCAATTCTTTATTCTCAAGATAGTCTTGACAAACTAGGTGAAAGTCAGTTCCTCTTGCTGTTGCTTTTCTTGTAATACGATTCGCTTCTTCAATACCAACTCGTTTTCTCCAGTCAGCAAAGATTTGGCGATTGTAGAAAGATGTTACAGACGTAATCGATGGCACCCACTGACCATCAGGAAGATTGTACAGACGGATGCCATTTGTTTCTTTCTTTTCTAATTCAAGTTCACCTAAAAAATTATGATGAATAAAACTCATACTCCAACTTCCATTTTAGCCAAGATGTATTCTTTCACTAATCCAGAGCGGACAATATCATCAACTCCAAATTCAATAATATCGATTGATGGCATAATGCGAAGAACTTTCATAAAATCAATGATGCCATTTTTCTCATTCATTTTAATTAGATCAGATTGTGTGGCATCACCACAGAACATGATCTTTGAATCTTCACCTACTCGTGTAATTATACTATCAAGTTCATGATAATTCAAGTTCTGAAATTCGTCTACAATAATGATTGACTTATCAAGAGTTGTACCACGAATAAATGATGTACTCCAAAAACTAATTGTTCCTTGTAATTTAAGATTGCCATAAAGCATTTCAAAAGATGCATCATCTGGCATTTGGAACATATACTTCACCATATTCTTATATGGAATCTGATAAAGTGAAGATTTATCTTCATGGTCTCCAGGAAGAAATCCAATCTCACGAGTTGCAACCAAAGATCTTACGATGTAAATCTTTTCGTATGGTGTATTTTCATCCAGAACATCTTGAAGTGCATTATATAATGTGATAAATGTTTTGCCTGTTCCTGCACATCCATATGCAACAATGTTTTTTTCATTTGCATATGCTTCATAAAGAAGTTTTTGATTTTCAGTGAGAGGATCAATATCTCTCATTAAATCTAGATTGATCGGTTTCTTTCTTTTCATTTGTTTAACCGTCAATCCAACACCAATAGGTTGGTCAGTCGTTCTTTTTCTTCTTGCCATATGAATCAGATAGGTTTTACATTAGAGCCAGGTGCCTTTGACACTTTATGCAGCACATCATTCCAACCTGGATGAGACTTTTTAAGTCTGTCATAGACTTCACCAAGTTCTCCAGAGGTTGGACAAGTTGATGGATCAGACCAGTCACGAGTCCAGTCAGGATTGTCTTTTTTCCATTGATCCCACTCGTGAACGCTTAACACCACCTCTTTTTGTTCACCAGTTTTTGTATGAATAACAGGGTACGTCGCCATAAAATTATGAATTCAAGATAATTTATTTATTAGTAAATCCAACCTTCAAACTTTGTCCATTCTAGTGCCTCAGACACTGATGGAAACTGCTCAATAAAAACATTTTTGCAAGCAAGAGCAATGTCCATATGCTCTTTCTGAGTTCCGTTTGCTGAACGAAGATTGATGTAATGAATCCAACTGCGGCAGGATCCAGTCATATAGATGCGTGTAGGAGTCGCTAATGGCAGTACAAAGCGAGCACACTCTTTTGCTATGCCGTGGGCAAGAAGTTCCTTGTAGAGTTGCATAGAGTGTGCAAAATGATCTTGAATCTTACTCTGAAGACTCAGTTTCTCATATTCACCAATATCATCAATCGAGTTCTGACGGTTCTTAGTGTCTTGGCGCCGCAACTCTGGAACAGGAATGTAGTCACTCAATAAAGAACTATCTGCATAGCGTTGTGAAAATTCTTGAAAGGTAAACGATCTATGTCGAAGCACCTGAGCTGCGATACCACGAGTCGTCTCAATCTCAAGCGTCATAGAAGACTGCTCAAACACAGACCAATGATTATGCTTAATACAATAAGCAAGCAACTTGGCATAGTTTTCGTTGTCTTGATTCGCAGGATTACTAACTCTAGCAATATATGCCATTGTCTTTTCTGCATCGGGAGTAATGCTAATGAGTTTAACTGTCATTAAATTTCCTCAATCAGGGTATCCATCATCGTCTTCAAAGACTTCATCATAATCAGTGAGTGCTGCCTTAATACTTTCATAATCATAATTCATATAACTTTGAGTATCTGAATAGACTTCAGACTTCAAAGAATCAACAAGCAACTCTAGATTACGAACAATCAGTTTTAGTCTATCTTTGTCCATAAAATTCAATTGTTTCACCTAATTTTAACATAAAAAAAAGAGGGTGTAAACCCTCTTGATTTTATTTGAATAAAAATTGAATATAAAGCGACAATAAAGTAATTACAACCGCACAACCTGCGGTAATTTGTAATACTGCAAACATCACTTTGCTCCAACTAGTTGTGCTAATTGTGCTTGGTGACGACGCTCTTCTTTTTGTTTTTGTTCTTTGATAAGTTGTAGGAAGTTAAGTTTCTTCATTTGCTCTGCTCCCAATTCCAGTTGTTGCATGGACGATATGCGGTTCCACGATATACATTCTGTGGATGAGATGGAGCATGAGTTTCGGAATACCAGTGTTGATATTCTTGCTTAGGGGCGTCAGTATTATACTTGCACCCTCTATAGGTTGCTTGTGACATTAGGTTTTCTCCTTAATTTTGAGGCTAAAGAGCGTTCCTTCAGTCGGCGTTTGCGTTCGCTATTT